ATTTGATGATGGTAATGTTAATGTTAGAATTTTGGATACTACCAAAGAGGATGAAGAGTCTGAACAGGTTCACGTAATGTGTACAGGGCTACAGCATATTTTATTTGAAGAAACTTCCTATGTTGTTGACACTGGTCATGCTATTCTTTTGGAAGAATTATATGAACAGGAAGTTGCAAAGGAGCAGGAAGAAGAAGAGAAAAAAAATAAGATGAGAAAAGCTCTTAAAAAGAAGGGTGATAATATTGTCTTATTTGATAAGAAGAAATTGAATTGATGGTAGATAAAGTTAATAACCCCCCTCACTATAATTTCAGTTCTATAGAAACTATAGATATTATTAAAAATAGTATGGATAGTTCTATGTTTCATGGCTATTTGGTAGGTAATATTTTGAAATATGTAGTTAGACATAAGTACAAGGGGGAAGAATTAAACGATTTAAAAAAAGCTAGGTGGTATCTTACTCGACTGATAGATGAAAAATCACCCAATCCTGATATGTCAGGAAATGTTACAAAAATGAAAGGATAGAATAGTGGAAAAACAGTATTTAATTACAGTAAAACAGGTCAATACACTTTTAGCTTATTTACAGAATAAACCCTTCAAAGAGTCAGCTACTCTTATAAGTATTCTGAGTGAAGTAGCTAAGACTGAACATGAACCTGTAACTACAAAGGCTAAAAAATGATCTCTGACTACCAAAGATTTATTCATACTTCTAGATACGCTAGATGGAATGATGAGTTACAACGCAGGGAAACTTGGGAAGAAACTGTAACTAGGCTTGTTGATTATTATGAATATCATTTAAAAGAGTATGTTGGGTACGCACTAAAGCAAGAGGATAAAAATCTTCTGTATAAGTCTATAGTTTCAATGTCTGTTATGCCCTCTATGAGAGCTATGATGACAGCAGGAGCAGCTTTAGAAAGAAATAACATAGCTGGTTATAACTGTTCTTATGTAGCTGTGGACAGCCCAAGAGCTTTTGATGATATTTTATATATACTTATGCATGGAACAGGCGTAGGCTTTTCTGTAGAGAGAAATTCTATAGGGCAATTACCTAAAGTAGCTGAAGAATTTCAAAATACAGATACTACAGTGATCGTAAGAGATAGTAAGGAAGGATGGCACTCAGCTTACAAAGAGTTGATTAACCTTTTGTACGCAGGACAGATACCCAAGTGGGACATGAGTAATATCAGACCAGCAGGAGCTAAACTTAAAACTTTTGGAGGAAGGGCTTCGGGGCCAGAACCTCTGGAAGATCTATTTAATTTTACAGTTAACAAGTTTAAAAGTTCTGCTGGAAGAAAACTTAACTCTTTAGAATGTCACGATATAGTCTGTAAGATAGCAGAGGTTGTAGTAGTAGGAGGAGTTCGTAGATCTGCACTGTTATCCCTATCTAACTTAACAGATGCTAGAATGAGATCCGCAAAAGGAGGAAACTGGTACGACTTTGAACCTCAACGTGCTCTATCTAACAACTCTGTCTGCTATACAGAAAAGCCAGATGTAGGAATTTTTATGAGGGAATGGCTTTCCTTATATGAATCCAAGTCAGGAGAACGTGGGATCTTTAACCGTGTAGCTGCCCAGAAACAGGCTGATAAATATGGTAGGAGAGATTCTAACTATGATTTTGGTACGAACCCTTGTTCTGAGATAATTCTTAGAAGCAAACAGTTCTGTAATCTCACTGAAGTAGTTGTACGAAAAGAGGATGATAAACAGTCCTTAATGAATAAAGTAAAGGTTGCTACTATTTTAGGTACTATACAAAGTACTTTTACAAATATAAAAAATATAAGTAAAATATGGACTAACAATACAGAAGAAGAAAGGCTTTTAGGAGTCAGTTTAACAGGGATAATGGATAATGAATTAACTTGTGGACTGACCTCTAAGTCTAGATTGGAGAGTTTACTAAATGATCTTAGAGTATGTGCTGTACAGACCAATAAGGTATGGGCAAATAATTTTAGTATTAACACTTCTACTGCTATTACTTGTGTCAAGCCTAGTGGTACTGTTAGTCAGTTGGTCGATAGTGCAAGTGGCATACACACTAGGCACTCCCCTTACTATACTAGGACGGTTAGGGCAGACAAAAAAGACCCGTTGACTCAGTTTCTTATAGAGCAAAAAGTTACACATGAAGATTGTGTTATGCAGCCTAAAGATATAACTATATTTTCATTTCCTATTAAATCTCCAGAAGGTGCTGTTACAAGAAATGATCTAACTGCAACTGAGCATTTAGATTTGTGGAGAGTTTACCAAAGTAGCTGGTGTGAGCATAAACCTTCTATAACTATTTCTGTTAAAGAAGATGAGTGGATGCAGGTAGGTTCTTATGTATGGGATAACTTTGATGAAATGTGTGGGGTTAGTTTCCTGCCCTTTACAGACCATGTGTACAGACAAGCCCCTTATCAGGATCTAGAGCAGAGTGAATATAATGCAGCTATGGCTAAAATGCCTGAGAATATAGATTGGAGTAAATTATCAGAATTTGAAAGTGAGGATAGAACTACCTCTAGTCAAGAATTTGCTTGTACAGCAGAGGCTTGTGAAATAGTAGACATAGGGGATACTGCAGGAACGTGAGTGATGACCTTTATAAAATTAAAGTAAAGTTAGAATCACGAAGGATGGGTAGACATTCCCATTCGGTTAATTCTACAAGTAGTCCTTTTGAACCTTACAGTGATAGATACTGGTGGTGGCTCGAAGGATGGGACGAGGCTGAGAGTGAAAAACAAGCAAAACGAAGCAACTCTGCTAGAACTAAAATTTATCCTGAATAGTTCTGGGCAGGTTGTAGTAGAGAAGTCTACAATCAGTCCTCAAGTATTCAGAGAGGTATTTGATAAAAAAATACCAGAGTATCCTAACACGGTTGTGCTGCATAATTTTATAAGAAGAGTTAATAATTTAGCGGAGCAGATGATTGAGGATTCACAAATATTTTAAAAAGTTTGTAGAGGATACTTTACAAGGCGTTTTCTTACCTTGGCATAACCCCTTTATGTTAATTTTAATAGTTGCACTCTTGACTGTACTCATATGTGCAATAGGACAGAGTGTACGTTGATAGACTTGTGGTGCAAAGTAGGTGTTAGTAAGATACATGGCGTAGGGATAATAGCTCTGAGTGATATTCCCAGAGGAACTGTAGTAACTAGCATACCAGAAGAATATAAAAATACACAAACTATAAAGTACCCTGTAGAATCTTTTAATGTAGAACAGCTTATGTATCTACACAGTATTAATTGTTTTGATATGAATAAGGGCTATGTTTTTGTTCCCGAAACGGGTTTTAATATTCACTGGTTACAAAACTTTGTAAATCATTCCAGTACTCCTAATTCTATTATGTTTCCTTTAGACTGTAATTTTATGCAAATTATAACTTTAAATAACATAAAAAGTGAAGAAGAAATAACGGTTGATTTTACAAAAGCTTATCCTGCACATTATACAAAGGGCAAAAAGTGGGCAAAAAAATAGTGCCAGTATTTCTACCAGCACTATTCTATAGTATATAGTTATTTTAGTTACAAACTTCTTTCCAAGTTTCATTATGGGCTAGAATCTGTTCTACAGTCCTGTCAGTCATAGTATCATCTGGACTTATAAATATGGGACTTACCCAAGAACAATCATTTCCTTCAGCCCCTCCTCCAATTAGAGAGCAACCGCTTACGGAGATCAGACATAGGAGTGCGAGAGATATTACGCTCGATCTTATTCCTAGTTTTAGATTTTTTAATTTCATCTTTTGCCTGTGCTCCTTTTGCTATCTTGCTACCTGCTATGAAGGAAAAAGCTAGGGGCAATAGTTTCATTAAACCCCCTAGTAGGCTGAATATACCACCCACCACTAGTCTTTGCCTGTCTGTTTAGCCTTGCCAAATGTTAGAGATGCCCATTCGATCATTTTATAAATCTTACCAAGAAAGGTGCTAGGATTTGGTGTTCTAGTTCCGTTTATCATCATGGATGCAGAGGCTACTAAGCCAAGAACTGCTCCTACGATAATGTCTCTATTGTTCCAAGCAACTTCCCACCATGCTAGTGTTTCAGTTACAGGTTCACTCATATTTATACCTCCTAATGTATAGTAAAATCGCAGTCTGCAAAAATATAATCTTGACTGCCTAAGTGAGAACTACAAAAGTCGATACTGTCTATCGGCCCCTCGATATTTTCATTCCAGTATTTTATTAATCTTTTAAACCTAGGGTATAACGGTGGTTTATCAAAATCCTGCCAGATAAACTCTTGTAGTATATTGGGGCTATCTGGTAATCTATAGTATATTCGTGCAAAAATCAACTCTAAATTCATATCAATCTTTATGCAATCTGGCGTTCCACAGTTCAAAAAGAGATTTAGTTTTTTCATCTGTACTAGATTTTAACGCATCTAGATCTGCTCTCAGTTTTACAACTTGTGTATATGTGTCCCTTTTGTAGATATCGTCTACATCTTTTCTAAGTTCGGCTACTCCACTTTTCAATTTTACAAACATAACCACTACCATCAATATGCCGAGTATTTGAGGCCAGTAGGTTACTATTTGCTCTGCCATTTTCCTTTCTTTCCTTTTCTATAGTTATGTTAACCATCCCTTTATAGCGAGAGCGATACCAGCTATCCCCCCAAGAGCGATACCTAGCATTGTAAGCGTTTTTAAACTTCCCTTTCCAAAAGAGGCTAGTTCCATTAGTTGTAATTGGTGCTTTTCCACCTTATCTAGTCTATCGGACATTGCATCTACTTTAGTTTGTAAGGCTGCTAAAGAGACTCCTATCTCTTGTTCGGTGGATTTATTCATTTTAATTCATTAATCTTTGCATTTGATCTACTAAACGTCCACCTTGTTTTAAATCAAGTCTTTCTTCTGCCCTTCTTTCCATTACAGTTGGGTCTGTAGCTGGTGGAACTCCTCTTCTAACAGATTCCGTTCTTTCTGCATCTGCTCTGAGTTTAAATATATTTCCTACCGTACTGTTAATTCCTGCTTCACCAAAACCAATAGAAGGTTTATAGTCTGTAGGAAGTTGATTAGCTTGTTTAAAATCATTTAATTCTTTTTGGTATCTTGCAGTTTCTTGTTTAAGTGATTCTAAAGTTAAATTCTTAGCTAATGTTCCTGGTAGTAAATGTACAAATGCATTTTTCCAAGCTGTTACATCTTTGCCTGTTATTAAAGCAGGGTCTTTTTCCATCACATTTAACACTACTCTCATAGAGTCTGGATTTTCTAAAAAATATTGTAATTGTTTTAGGGATTGCATCCTGTATTGCCTAATAGATTGCTCCCCTAGCACCCATCTCCAGCTTACTACACCTCTAGATACGGCAAACATTCTAGCTAATGCACTTTCCATTTTTAGACTACTTGGAATACCTGTATTTCTGTCTAATTCTCTCCACACTCCTCCTATGTCAAAGGCCATCGCAAGAGCTTGGTTGACTAATTTTGCCTCATCATCATCATATAAGTATCTTAATGTTGATTGGTGGTTCTGTAAAAGATCGTGAACTTCTGAAAGATCTATTGTTTCTGCAGGTGTTCCGTCCTTCACCCAACTTTTAAATTCTGTTCTATTCTTGATTGAATCTGCTACATATCTAGAAAAAAAGCTTCTTAGAACATCTACAGTTTTATCCTTTTGTCTGGCAGTAACAGCCCCGTTTTCAACTGCATTATCTAGTATTCTAAATACGTCTTCTATAGGAGGTACATATCGGCTTCCCTCTGCTTGTGCTTTTGCATGTCTACCTAGAATAGTATTTACAATATTCAGTTGTCCTTCTCCAAGTGCAGCAGTCCAGTCCTTGCCCATGATTTCTAAATTTTCAACTTCTCTAGTAATATGATCTATACCAGCATCCATTTTTCTTGAAACATGAAATTTAGGATCTCTTGAGAATAAAATTTCTATTGCTGAGTTGTAAAGGATTCCTGTTTCTGAAGTTTCAGGTTTTAATAATTTTTCTAACCCTTTTAAGATTTCTTTATCTTCAGCGTTTTCTACTACTTTTGAAAGTTTGTTAAGTTCCTCTTTAGCAGAATTACTAATGGCATCTATTTCTTGTAAAAATTCATTATTTTGTTTAGTTATTTTATCTGTATTAATTTGATCTAGCCCATAGATTCCTTCTTTTTCAGCTACTTGAAATTCTTGTCTAAAACTTTCCCAATTATTTACATTTTCACCGTACTTTTCTACATCTATGCTGGATTCTTCAAATAATTTTCTATATGACTCCCACCATCCAGCAGGAAGTTTTTTGCCTTTATTAAGATACATTCCTGCACTGTCTAGCAATAGAGACAGCACATGATCTGGAACTCTTCCTAATTGTGGATCTGTAAAAGCTTTTGCAAATTCATCTGCAGTTCTTGCTGGATCATCAGAAGCTATAAAAACTTTTTCCCAAGAGTTAAATAGAGATGCTTTTTCCATATCTACATTTCCAGAAGCATCCTCTATCTCTTTCATTTTGTATGTATACTTGGATCGTTGTGGGCCTAGTGTAGTAGCCTCTGTTTCAAAAGGCTGTCCTATCAGTTGTTTGTACTCTCGATAAGCTTGTCTAGCTTCTCTCCAAGTTGTTAGCAGTTCAGTTTGTTTAGGTGATAACTCAGCAGATTCAAACAAATCCAATTGTTTAAATTCACTATCCCCTACAGTATCTAAAACTTCTTGTATTTTTAAAAGCCGTACTCCTTTTCTATTATTAATATTTGCATGAGCTTCTTTTCCTATATTGGATCTTACTTGATCTAAAATATTCAAAGGAATATCCATAGGAATTTCACTAGAAGGTACATACAAAATATCTTCTATAAAATTAGCTGTAGCTGCAGATTCTGCAAATAGTTTTGACTTATTAAAAGCTGCCAAAGCTCGTCCTGTAAGGGGATTACCTTCTGCATCTGCTGGTTCTTTATTCCTTATATCATCTATATTTTTTTGAAATCCATTCCATTTATTTCTTGTAAGCACGATTTTTTCTTGCTTACTTCCTGATTTCATTATTTTTATTCTTTTTCCAGCAAACTCTGAATCCAGCAATGTTTCCATTAAATCATCTAAATTCTCTGGGGTTTTAAAAGTTTTAGGTCTACCATCCGTTAATCTTTCTGCACTACCTCCTAATAATTTATATATGCTTTCTCTCCTAGCTTCTACAACTAATTCAACTATTTTTGCAGAAGGGGGTCTAATTCCTGCTTGAGATTCCCAATTAATCATAGGAAAAAATTCACTGGACAAATCTATAAGTTCAGCACCTACGTTTCCAGCAGGTAGTTCTACATTCCAATCAGAAGAATATTTTAACTTATCATATAGTTCATTATGTGGTTTGGCTGCTCTAGATAAGTATCGTGCAGTTTCAGTATTTATTTCACGAATTTTTTGTCTCGCATGTTCAGGTTGAGCTAATTCATCTAAGCTTAACGCCTGTCTTAAATTTAAACCTTTCTCTATCCTATCCATGTAGGGTTTATTTTTTACAAGAGTTTTTAATTTTTGAGACAATCCGTCTACCATTCTTTTAGCTAATATATCGTTAGCATTTTTTTCTGATCTTATAAAGGATAATGATTTTTCTACAGATTCTTTAAAATTAATAAGATCAGGAGTTATATTTTGTTCATCTAAAGGATCTAGAACATCCTCCACAAATCTATTTAAACTTGCGATAGATTGTTCCTGTCGTTTTTTTATTGCAAAATACCTGCTCCATAATTTTAATTTTTTAGATAAATTTAAAGCTAGCCCACTTGTATTTCTACTTAACAATTCTTTTTGTAATGCTCCTAGAGCAGAAGATTCTATAAAATTTTCTAGGTACAAAGACAGGGTAGCACTTCCATTAGCATCTGTAATTCCTCTTGCTTTCATAGCTGCTTCTAAAACATTAGCGTTCTTTCGTGCTTCTTGTATTTTTTTACTAAAAGATACTCGTTGTTCTGGTTCCATAGAATCAATAAGATATCGAGCACTTTGTCGTAATTTTTTCAACATCTTGGGTCTGGTAGAAACTATAGAACTTAACTCTTGAAAGTCTAAACCAGTTAGCTCCGCTTGCCAGTTACTTCCATCCAAAGGAACGTAATTACTACGCAGTTCAACTAGACGGGATTCTTGTGCTGCATTTCTATTAGGAACTTTTAGAAGTTGTTCGTATTCTGCATTATTCTGCAAAGCTTTAGTTCTTATCTGTGCAGTAGAAAGTTTACCCTCTCCGTCTATTTGATATAAATCTCTAGCCTGTTGTATAGCCTTTTTACTCATCCGTTCTTTAGCTTGACTTTGTAAACCAAACATTTTAATAGCTGTTCTTAGCATATTTTCTTGTGAACCTGCTACTCCCGATAGGTCTGCCATTCTATGACCAGCAAATTCAAGAGAACGAAGTCCATATAAAGTTTTATCTCCTATCCCTGCTATAGTTTGCCCTGTATTATGTACAGCAGCTAAACCTCCAACCAGAGGAGCTACCGCAGTTACCCAATGGTCTTCTCCAAAAGCAGCAGCAGCGTAAGATAATCCTGCAGCAGCACCAGTCTCTAGCAAAAATTCTGTGTTTGCTATCTCGCTTCTACCTGCTTGTGTTAAACGATACCCACTTCCATAATTTTCAGTAGGCCATTTTGCTAGATATTTTCTTTCTTTATCAGTTACATTTCGTAATAATTTTGTTTGATTATTTAGAGCTATTAATTCTATTTTGTCTTGGGGTGACAGCCCTCTTACCGTACCAGCTTTATTATTTAATTCTGTTAAACGGTTTTCAATACCTCCTAGGTTTACTTTTCCCCTATCTACCATTAGTCTTTGAGCTATTTTTAAAGATTTAGACGCTCTTACAAGTTGTGTTGCATAAGCTATTGGCATAGCCAGAGTTATAAGATATGGAATAGCTTCTTCTACAACCCGTGTTCCCATCGTTCCTCCTGATAATCTCTCTCCTATCAGGTCTGTCAATCCTATGTCATAAGATTTTTTTCTAAGCCATTCCCTCATTCTTTCGTTATCTTCACCTACAAGCTGTAAACTTTCTAAAAATTCTTCAGTTTTTCTTTGGGAATAGTTTATGGCAGTATCTTCTGGCATATCTTTTAATTCATTAAAAGCGTCAGTTATAGCACTAGCAGCATAAGAAAAACCCAGTTCAGGAGCTTGTCCTGCTGAAGTTATAAACATTCCTCCAAGCTGATTGAGACTTATAAGAGCTTCTGGTATTCCATATAAAATTCCCCTAGCTGTAGCTTTTCCTTGGCTCTCTAATTCGGTCAGTATTCTTTCTCCAACGGTAGGTTGCCTATAAAATTCACTACCATTCCACCCTATATCTGTAGTATTTAATACTCCAGGTTCAGCATTTGCAAGAATATTTTTACCATGAACTGATTCTCCTACTCCAAGTTCTATAAACCTGTTTCTTAATAGATCTTTTCTTCTAGAAATTACTAATTCTTCACTAGGAGCAAGTCCAGTGCTAGGATCGGCAGAAGTTACAGTTCTCCTCCATTCGGATAATGGAATACCATAATGCCAAACTGCTCCTTCAGGATCAGATTTTCCTTTATCTAAAATGGGAGGATCATAATAAGCTACTCCAGAAGCATTTTGTTCTACACCGTTAGCTAGAATAGTTATATTTCGATTAAGATCTTTTGTAAATTGTTCTGCACCTACTGTAGATAAACGCTCGTCCAGTTCTGCAACAGTTACATTAGGATTCCAAGCCTCTGGTTTAATAACTTTCAATACAGAGGGTTCCTCTTGTACTTCAGGTTCTGCTGCTTGAGCACTGGAAAATAAAAAGCTATCTCCCGTATCTGCATCTTGCATTATTATATTAGCATCGTTTTCAACAGGAGAATCATCTGTAGGAAGTACACCACCAAAACTAGGAAGATCTACAGGGGGCAAATTTCCTCTATCGGTTTCGACAGCTATATCTCCTTGTCGAACATATTCTCCAGAGTATTCATTGTTAACTTTTGAATTTTGAACTACATTATTCAATGCCATTATTTTTTCCTATTGTTTTTTGATCAAAATGAAGGTTTTAAGGCTGTATTAGCGTTTGAAGAACCGTTTCCATTACTTATATCTTCTCTTGAAGAGTTACTCCAATTCTCTGCAAGGTCACGAGC